GTTTCTGCTTTGCCTAATACGTATTCATATACGTTAATGTCTTTGTATTCGTCAGGCATAAACCATTCACTCTGTAACGCACCGTCAAATGTCTTTTGATCTACATCTATTGGAATATATTTTTGTAGTTTGTCAAAGCCTTGTTCTTCCATAGCGGCATTGAACTTGTCTATATCATCGTCTGCATCACACAATACTACATGCACCTTATCCGCATGACCACTATAGATCATATCAATTAGATCTTTATTTGTAAATCGCGGGATACCGAGAGAGTCTGTTTTCATAAGCATACATGTATTTTAACTTATATTGATTAGATTGTCAAGTCCATTTTCGCCGTTTTGTTCTTGTTCTTTTAGTTTTGCTTTAGCCCTACGACTTTGTAATTCTACTTTAAACATTTCTATAAGAACAGAAATTTGTTGTTGTACTTGCGGGTTGTGTGATATAAAGTACTTACGAGATAACTCTGAAATTTTATCTTCTACTTCTGCATCTGATAGATTGTCAAAATTATCTACCAAAGGATTAAACATTAGCTAAAAGTTCCATAGGACTGGCGCATAACAGTAAGTCCTGCATCCGATGTCCAAAAGTCTACAATAATAGGATCACTGTCGCTTGCAATAGTAAATGTACCAGGAAAATCGGCATGACTTTTAAATGATCCGCCACCGCCGGCTGCCCATGTAATATCATAAGACCCTGTTCCATCTGTAACAATTTCTAAACGCAATTTAGCAAGTTTACCTTCAGCAGGCCAGTCAGCTAAAGTAAGTGTAATATTGCCGCCTACTTCCACCTTCTGATAGTGACCATTACTAAAACTAATATTTTGACTAGTTGTAATATTACCTGTTTCGTACAGGGTTTCGGTAGTTGCAATAAAATCAGCTTCTTGTATTTTATTACCGTTGAAGTCATTGTCTTCGTCTTTCTTAGCAGTGCTAGTGTCTAGACTTGCTAAGTCTGCTGCCGCAGCACTTAAACTATTTTTTATAGAAGTAAAATTATCACGAAACCCTTGACTGTCGTTGTCTACACCAGCAACTGGGTATGTTGCATCTATATCATTAATTGTTGATGTGCTTATTGTAATGGCCATTTATTATTTCTCCTGCAACATTATTTATCGTTGTTATATGTTAAATTTATAATTTGCGAACAATATAAATTGCTCGTTTGAATTTCCGGTAGTACTATCTATAATATATCTATCCATATCAAAATTAAATTGTGTAAAGTCAGGATCTACAAAATCTAAAGCATTTTTTACAATAGAACTTGTACCCGGCTTACAGTACACTAAGGGTATTGCATTTACAAATCCTAACTCATTTACGCTATCTGTTTGCGCAGTTCTCATCCACAGAGGTAAGAAGTTTCTTTCAGTTTCCCCTATTGCTCTAATAGAATCTCGCATGTGACTTATATTCGAAATGTATCTTACATCGTCTGCTGCGCCGTCGACTGTGATAGCATCAGAATCTACTGTAATGGTATTAGCAGGATCTGGTCTATATTTGTTACTTACAGGAACACCTGTAACAAACGGAATTTCTAATTCTGATCCGTCTCGTAGTGTAACAATAAGTTTATTAGAAACAGGATATGTAACTTTGTAATCTCTTAGATATAAGTCTATTGATGCACTAAATTCTACATCTGTAACTGAATCACCATTTCTTAATGCCACCTTTGTAACATTAGGAATTGAATCGTAAATTTCATTTACACTTGTAAACTTGATACTATTTACTAATTGAGATGCTTTATTTTTTATTTTGATCTGCTTCTTAACATCACCATTTGCACTCTCATAAGGATCAATTACTTCTAGATATAAAATCTCATACACAACATCATTTGTTCCAGGGGTCTTAGCTACGGCTGTTTTTACCTCTCCTAGTTTTAATTTTTTTCGTGTATGATTTTTTGCTGCGGCTGCTACATAGGCTTCTATGTTCTTAGTTTCAATACCAGCATATACAAGCATTTTTAATTTACGCTGTAGTCCAAAGTTACTATCATTAGGTCTATAAATGTAGTCTGGATTAAATATTTCTGCATTATTAATTAAATCCACATAACTTTGTCTTTTGCTTTCGGTCATAAACGGTTGTGCATAAATGTTACTATATTGCTTATTTCCAGGGTCAGATACTGTTATACTAAAGTTTCTTTGTATAGAACTATAACCAAATTGATCTTGTGCTTTAATATTGAAACTGAAATTTCTATCTATTGTAGTAGTGTTTCCGTCTAATAAAAAATCCTGACCGTCGAATACAGTTAATCCTGGATTATCTATATCCCCAAACGGTCTAATTTTTCCTATCAGTTCTCCGTCTAAACTAAGACTTAATCCAGGCGGTAAGCTTCCTGATTCTAAAGTATAAATTAATTTAGCATTAGGAACAGTAGTCTGTGCTGATACACTTAAAGTACTAACATAATTAGCACTAATACTGCCTAAGCTTTCTGGAGTTAACCATTGTATTGTGCTATCAATTTCGCCCAACAGTTTAACAACGAACGTTTTTGATTTTTCTGCTACTTCGGTTTCGGTAATATCTACTAATCCTAGATCAATAGTATCGCCTTTTTTAATGTCAACTTGTAATGCTTTGTCTAACTCTAACACATCATATAAATCGTTTACTGTAATAATACTACTTACTTTATAAGCAATGCCACTAATTGTAAACTCTTGTCCAACTGCATAGCTTGCATTTTCGCCTAACTTGTTAATTTTTATATTAGTAGAATTTTTTGCAGTGTCTTCGTATGCAAATTGTTGAAATTGTATTGTAGCTGAACCGGAATCAATTCTCTTCGCAGTCACCGTAAACTTATATTCTTTTGTGATAGCTGGCTGATAAGGACTGTATCCTGCTACTTCTCCAGTTGTACTATCTAAAGACAATCCCGGCGGTAATGTACTATCTGTACCATCATCGTTCTTACTTGCTAAATTATACGTTACTACTCCTACAAGTGTATTAGGATCTATTACATCTAATATTAATGTAACATAATTGTTTGCTCTGCGATAGCCGAAATCTCTCGGAGTAATCCATATAGGTGTTCTTATATGAGTAATGTCTGCTGTAAATACCCCGGTGGATATTTGCATGATAGTAGTATCGGCCCTAAAAAAGTCATCCCCTACTACATAAATTCTAAAGGTTCTTCTAGCAATACTGTCTCCGTCTGATACGTTTACAGTAAATTGATAAAATCTATTTAATTTTTTAGGAGATCGTGTGGGCGTATTAAAATCAAATGTGGTAGTATCATAGAAATAACTGTCATAGCCGTTATTAGATCTTACACTCCAGTCATAGCCTATCTTAGATAAGTGATCAAAGGGAGCATCATCATAATACCCGCTGGCTGAAGATTTTTCTATAGCAAGTATAGGATCAACTACTCCTATTAGTCGACCGTCTTTTGTTAACTGAATTCCCGGCGGCAGTTCGCCGTCTCTATTGCCCATAAAGTACTCTAAAGTTTGCCCAGTAGATGTATCTTGATCGGTTGCTTCTAGTTGAAAATCTATAGGTGCGCTATCTAATATAAAATACTGTCCGTCAATGCCAACAGGTAACAAATCTTCTGCTGTAACCCAGGTAGGTTCGTCTTCACCTTGAACAATTATTTTGTAAGTTCTGTCGCTAATAGAACCGTTATATGATGCTCTAATAACAAAAGTAAAAGTAGTTTCTCTAGGAACTTCAAAAGGAGTACCTACAATTTGATTAGCATCTAAGCGCATGCCGTTTGGCAAAGATCCGCTTATTAAACTTGTAGTTGCTGAAGGTTCGGATAACGGAAGATTGACCGACGTTGTTCGTCTTTCTTGCAGTGTGGCGATAGTTACGCCTGATGATGTAGACCATAAACTTGACATACGTTTTTTCCTATATAACGTATTTATCGCTAAAATTAGATTGCAGGGTTAGTAAATGTTCCGTAGTTGGATACAAGGCCTGTTGGTGCTGTAAAGGAACCATAATCAATAGTTGCTGTTGCTATAAGTAGATCAATACCACTAGTTGCTTCAATTTCAAAAGACCCAAAATCTGCACCAAATAGAGTTCTGCCTAATGCTTGCTCGTAAAAACGTAAGTCGATATCATGTACATTGCCCACATAGTTCGGTGCTGTAATAGATGTATTTGCAGTTATTGTATTTACTGTTAAAATATTAACATTATTAATATCATTAGTCGCAGCGTTTAGTACTCCGCTTAATGTCGGACTAGGATCTTGCGAAACCAAATCCGTTCCTACGATATCAATACTTAATGTATTATTAGTAAATGTAGTATCAATATTTTGACCACCTAGTATGTTTAATGCATCATCTCCCACAAAGTTTAGATTGCCAGTGTCAGCATTAAATTGAATAGAGTTAATCGCATCTGCTGCATTAATAGTAATATCGTTTGCTGTCGAGCTAAGTGTTACATTATCTCCTGCTACAAGACTTTTAAATTCTAATATGTTACTATCTTTAACATAAAATATGCCTTCGCCCGATCCTAAATTTTCTGCATCTATAGCTACTGCAACTCTGCTATCTATGTCAGTAAAATTAGAATTTATCTTTGAAAAAGCAACACGGAGATCATCGCCCGTTCCGTCATTTGCAATGTTACCTATGTTAATTGTTTGTACTGCCATTTTAATCTCCGTTTATAAATTTGCTATTACCCAGGCTTTAAATGCTGCATAATCACCTGCACCGTCTTGTAGTGCTGTTTTAAGATCTGCTATTTTAACATAACCCGGTATAACACCATTTACTCCATCTACTAATAATGTACTATCGTCTGCGAATACACTACCTGTTAGATCTCCGTCTACTTTTCCGATAACTTGGCCGCTTAAATGTATGTCTTTAAATTTATCTTCGGCGCTTCCTATATCAAACAGTTCGCCTGTGCCCGGTCTAGGCAAAACGTGACCTCGTATAGTTCCTGATAAGTTTACGCTGCTAAGTACAGCATCTACAAGAATACTTGAGTCTTGTCCAAAGACGCTGCCTATTAAATCGCCGCTATTGTTTACATCTACAGTAAGATCACCGCTTTGTACTTGTGCAAGTGTTATGTATCCTGAGTCGTTATTTAAGGAGCTTATATTACCGCCAGGTTGTAACGCACTATCCGCAGTTAAGCCCTGAGCAGATGTTGCTGCATCTGTAATTCCGTAACCGCCGAGTGTTGTTGGTTTACCTGTTAAGTCTGCAAAATCTACTGTGGTTAAATAATTTGCATCGTTGTTCAAAACGCTTATGTTACTGCCTGTAACTACATAATTTGCGTCATTAGTAAACAAACTTATATTTGTTGGCTTATTAGTTAAGTCACTATAACTACCGCTAGTAGCTACTGTCGCAAGCGGTGTGCCGCCTTTGGTTATGTTTGTTGCTACTATGCTATCGATAGTAAGCGTACCGCTACCCGTAATATCTACAACACCAATAATATTATTAGCCGATAACTGTAAATTATCTCCTGAAGGAATTTCTTTTATTTTATTGCTGTCTGATGTATCAACTACAAGCGGAAATCTATTTGCCATTTTCTAATCCTGTTTTATATATTTATCGGCTTTTGTAAAACGAACGTTGTGGGCATTAAACTCTGCCCACAACTACTTCAACAATTCCTCTATCTGTATCTAGCTTTTCTCCTACAGCTTTACCTATTACAGTACCAACTTTTGGATCATTGTCTACGACAGCGTGTCCGGGTATTGCACTAGAAACTAGCATATCTCCTTTTGCTACTGTGCCGATTACTTTCACAGGAACTCTTCCTTGCAATGCCACAGGCGTAGCTATGCCCGGGCATGCTTGGTTCATTGTATATGCAGGATTTTCTGAAACAACGCCAGCAACTCGTGTAGAACGATGTGCTAAACTTTGAGTAATTTCTTTTTCTCCGCCAAATATTAAAACAGTGCCTGTTTCATATTCCACATCAGCTTCATAGTATTCTGCTAAGTCAGCATATGTTGCTTCGAATCTCGATCCTGTTGTAAGAGTCCAGTTACCTGTGACTGTTCCTGCTGTAGCTGCTGAACCTGTTGTGATTGTTTTTACAGTAAGTGCATCTGTACCTGCAACTGTTACTCCGCCTGTAGAACCAATTGTCATTCTTTCTACATCAGCAGTATAGAATCTTAATTGATCGTTATCGTCTCCAGGAGCATTTTCAGCACTAACATATGTATCTTGATCTACATCCTTGACACCGCCTAGTGATCCCCAAGCAGTTCCGTCGTATCCTTCAAACGTAGTATCTTCGCTATTAAAGCGTATCATACCAGTGGCTACTGTTCCCGGACGTTGTGCTACATTGCCCACAGGTAATATCAGTGATCCTGTGCCTGAAATTCGTACTTGCCCTGTTCCGTTTGCTCCAACACTGAGGTTAGTGTTAGTTGACATACTTCTTATATCGTCTGTTTCAACCCCAGTTGTTGTAACTCTTGCTTCTACACTTCCGTTTGTTACAAGCGTAATAGTATCGTTTCCGCCAAGGCTGAATCCAGTTCCTGTGCCTATACCGATACCTGTACTATTTGCATCCTTTTCTCCAGGAGCTTCAATAAATGAGCTGTATATCCAACGTGCAGCAAGTGCAGAAGTTTCTTCTGTAGTTCCTGCTCCGCCTACACTGCCAAAATCACTAGCTTGATGGAAGTTACTTTCGGAGTATGCTGGAATGTCACCAATCCTAATAACACCACCGGTATTAATTGTCGGTTTGCTTGCACCTGATGCTGTAAAGATTGTTCCTTGCTCAGGTGTTGTCATAGTCAAAATAGCACTTGCTTCTGAAAGAACTGTATAGGAAGGGTCGCCTCCTAATATAAGACTATTCGCATGCACTGCTCCTGTGACATCACGTTTAACAATACTATTTCCAGCATTATCATACGCAATATCAGTATACGCATAATCACCATCGCCGGCTGTGCCGTACTGTATTAGAGCAAGCCCAGGATCATTTACAACAGTGTTTGTTGGCGGGTTAGACCAATATGCACGTTCAGTTGTAAAGTCTCCATCTGCCAGGCCAAGTCCTTTATCAATTACATTGGCATATGAGTCAATTTCAGGATTACCATTGCCTGAAGTTGTTCTACCAAACAATTCATACTGATCAACAGCAGGCAAATCTGCAAGGTCAACCCCGTTAGCTTTTAAGGTTACCCATCCATCTGTAATAGTAAAGTCGTCACTATCAAAACTAGCAACTCCTAAATCAGCTTGTACAATCCCTGATGCATTTGCTCTAGTAGTAGCAGCATTCATATTCAACTTACTTTGAGCAATAGCTGCATTATCATTTACATCTGCATTTAAAATTGATTGTGATTCAATTTGTAGATTTACAGTTGTATCGCTCGAAGATCTTATTACATTGATATTAATATCGCTTGCACTATCTTCTTTAGCATTTGCAAATTCGTCTTGCGGGTTTTCTAAAACGTCAGCTGCTTTTGTTCCGGGCGATGTTACGTATACTGGAGTAAGAGTTGTATTAAATCCTGTTCCTGTTAATAAGTCATAAGTTATAATTTGCACATTTTGATTTAAAGAATAATCAAATCTTGATTCAACTGCTATAACTGTTGCTGTGCTTGAACCGTCTTCTAATACATCGCCTGCGCCAATACTTCCAACAGTTGGATCTACAGTAAGTCGTTTATAACCTGTAGGAACAAAAATCTGATTTTGCTCATCGCCGCTACCTGCTCTGTCGTGAATAATAACGTTTCTTATATCGTCCAGCTCGTCGTAAGCTTGGGTCGCTTGTACTACATAATCTTTTGTAGTAGCATCGTTGTCGTCAGTTGGGTCTAGCAGATTTTTTATCTGCCTAGAACTCATATTAAGATTGCCTTCCATTTTAGTGGAACCATCTAACGCCATAAATCCAGGATTGAATCTTGCACTACCTGTAAGTTGGATACTGCCGTTATGTCCTAAACGTCTACTTACATAGTTTGCTATTGCCTTTTCTGTAGGAACCGCAGTGTCACTTAAATCAGTAAATAATTCGTCATTTGAGAATTCGCTAATTGTAACACCATCTCTGAAGCCCAAATTAGCTGCTCTACTAATTCCTACTTCTCCTGCAAAAGTTACACTACCCGTTGACTGATCTACAACAAAATACTTACCTACACGGAAGAAACCATCCTCATCAGAACTTATAAAGAATACACGCCCTTTTCTACGTTCCCACACTTGCGATTTTGTAGCATCATCTGCATCACTATACGCACCGGCTTTGTCTTGAATAGGGGCCCCGAGTAAAACATTAGGATAGTTTGATGTATTAAATCCACCTGTACCTATCTGTGTAAAATCGTGTCCAGTAGCTCTTAGCAAAGATATCGCAATAGTAATTTCTGCTGTGCTGCCTTCGGGCAGTGCTGGAAATAGTTCTCTACTTGCAGTAAATGCTGTTTTTATTCCATTATTTGGAAGGGATCCTGTAATATCCCAATCTGCACCATCTACTTGATAATCATCAACTGATATGTACCATACAGAATCTTCATCTATCCAACGTCCGCCTGAAGTATAAGCATCATATACACTACTGTCTAATCCACTGCTTACGCCACTATCGGTATAGAGCTCAAATGTATTTGTAGTAACGCCGCCTACGTAAAATATATTACCATTTAAGAGAGTCATTCCTGCAACATCACGAATCTCTATCGCGTCGCCATTTGATAACCCGTGACTTGCACTGGTTACAACTGCCGGATCGGCCTGCGTAATTGCAGTTATTGCTCCTTGTGTAACTGCGTCATACTCTGTGATCTGCAATATTTTACCTTGATATGCAAATATCATTCCTCCGTCGTAACCTACGTCTCCCGGTAAAAGAATATTTTGATTAGTTGCATCTCTAGCATCGCTTACAATGCGAGACTCTTTTGCAAGACTGTCAATTTTTTCAATTGCAATTTTCGTATCAGCTATTGTTGAGCCCAAAGTTTTAGCACCGTTGTCTGGATCTGCAACGCTGGTATTGGCAAAGTCAACTGTTAATACAGGAAAGTCGTATCCAGCATCAAATGTTGCTTTAATTTCGTCTGATCCTAGATCTACACTTTGATCATCTGCTTGCGAAAATCCTGTGCTTCGATAGGTAGTTAAGTCACTTTCATCAAAGTTAATAGCAGTACTAGGACGCTCAGTAATACCGCCTGGATTTGCTATACCAGTAAATAGGAAGTTTTCTCCATGTCTATATTCGATAAACGTATCGTGCGCAACAGCTGCCTGTAAATCTGGGAAGAAATCAATATTTGATCCAGCTTCTTGCAGTGTTAGTCTATAAACATGATTACCAATTTCACCTGCTTTTGTCCAAGTTCCTCCTGAAGCATATGCAGTAAATTCTGATCCATTCAATTGAATTGTTTGACTTCTGTTTGTATAAAGAGCAAATGTGTTAGTAGTAACATCACCGACAAAATAACTCTCATCGTTAAGTTCTATCATTCCTATTACATCAGTAATAGTAACTTTGTCACCGTTTGACAATCCATGTGATGCACTTGTTATTACGACAGGAGTTGCTGTAGTTGCAGCAGTAATAGATCCTGTTGTTGCTGCTGAGATATATGTACCGGGAGTATTTTGAAATACAGTTTGAACATCAATAGTAAGATCATTTGTTCCACTAGCGCCGCCAATATCACCACCGTCGATTGTAATTGTATCACTTGTAGCGTAGCCACTACCTATGTTAGTAATTGCAAAACTTGCAGAACCAGAAGATAATGTAACTGTAAATTCTGCACCTGTACCGCTACCGCTTGTTGATTTTTGTGTAACTCCTGTAAAATCTGCTGTCCCAGCTGGGATTGTTCCTGATATACTTGTATTATCTACTGCTTCGATACCTGTTACTAAAACAGCACCAGCTGCGCCAAACGTTCCGTTATTGTCTGGATCAGCAAGATTTTCTACTCTACTAATTCTATAATTTAACGATCCAGTTGCGCCTCCGTGATCAATTAAAATAAAACTGTTTGTAAGCGGAGGTTCTTTAAAGTCATAAACTGTGATATTTGTATCTTCAAAAGCATTTGTAAATCCACTGTAAGTAAATGCCTTAACAGGTTGCACCATATTACGCAAAGTAGTTACTTCGTCTGGTATCTCGTTTGGATCAGCACCTTCTGCAACTAAACCAAAGTTACCATAACCGTTAGAACCGTTTAAAGATCGAATCTCTGATCCATTGTTTGCATAATAAGCAGCATGACAATAGTATGTAAACATACTAACCATCTCAGAAAACGCACCGTTTGTTGTTACAAGTCCATAACCCAAATCATTAATTTGTGTAAAGTCGTTTCCTAATATTGATCTATTACCTGCTGTTTGCAAGAAAATATCTTGTATTACGTCTGCATTATCGTGTCCAGGGTCGCCAACATCGTCAGTGCCTGTTCTATTCCATCCTAGTCCGTTATTTGATCCAGGATCTAAATATATCACAGCTCTACCTGTGCCGCTGTCGTAATTTGAAATTGCGTTAACTTGATAACGTTGGCCTTCAAAGTAGAAAGGCGCTGGTAATTCAGGCAGTCTAAGTTTAAGTCCTTGTGCAACGCCTCCTACATCCTGCGATTCTACATACAACGTAAATGCATCTAGTGCAACTGAGCCTGAGCCGTCTGTGTAATTACCGCTATTACCTTCAATACGCATAGGTATATTACCAGCAAATGCATCAACAAACATACCGCCACTGAATGCTTTGGCATTTCTTGATCTAGAAAAACTTGAGGCTGTTTGTATATACGGAGATTTAGTAAGAATTTGTCCAGTAGGATCAAGAACACACATAAATCCGCCATGCCCTTGTACTGTTACGTTACGCACAATTGTAGCATCGTCCATCATAAAGACGTCGACGCCATCGGCATCATTCCGTTTAGGTGGATTGTAATCGCTGTCGAATGCAAAGTTAACTTTGTCTACAAGCTCACCTACTAATTCAACTGAACCTGTAACTTGCTGCCATTTAGATGTATTAGTAAGTTTAAGGTAGGTACCGCTCAAAGGATCTGTATCTTCGTCAGCTGCTACAGATGTATGCGACGATGTTGCTTTGTAATGAAAAGTATCCAACCCTACAGTTTTCTTTATAAAATCGCCTTGAGTATAAGTAGTGCCGACTGCCCAAGTAGGCTCTGCTACGCCGCCATCTAAATCAACCTCGATCGAACTTCTATTAAAACCGTTGCCAGCAGGGTCTACACCGGTTAGCAAATCACTTGCAATTGCAGAAATTTGAGAAATTGCATCTTCGGTTTCTGCTTCTGTGCCAGGAGTTAATGCACCTGTATAGTATTCGCCTTGTGCTTCTAGAACTCCTTCTACACCACCTCTTTCTAAATCATTTACAATAGCATCAACAATTAAACCTACATCTCTTTCGCACTTAGCTCTAGATTCTGAACTAAATAATGATGGGTAAGTTGCATCCACATATTCGCCAACTTCTTTTTGTATAAACGTTCTATTTAATTCTAAGATATTACCTGCCGAATTGTAACCACCTACACTAGTTACAGTTGCACCTACGTTTTCTGGTTTTGTATTGTCAGTAAGGTAATGATAACCAAAGTAACCTTGTATATCGCCTACTTGGTTAGTAAACGGAGTACCGGTATTTAGAAGTTCTATACCGTCAAACTCTTTATCTCTATAGAAATAGGTATTTGCAAATGGTGATTGTGATACACGTTTCTTAGGTCTAATTATAACACGTCTAAACTCATCGCCTTTTAGTGAAACATTTTTTGTTAACTTAATAGGATAATCTTCTTCGTAGATGCCCGATTCTACTCTAATTACAACTTGTTTAGATTTTACAAAGTTGCCCATTTCTAATTCTTCGTCTACATCAAAGTCCTTTGATTCTAACGGCTGCAAATAAAATGTAGTTGATGATGTATCCTGTGTATAAGTAATGATTCTACCTATAGCGCCACTGCGTTTACCTACAATAACTTTACCCGGCAGGGCGTCTACGTTATCTGGGTCAGTTTGATCTAATATACCGCTTGTGCTATTTGTAACATCAAGTTCGTATCTGTTTCCGAATGCAATATCTGCACCTGCATCAATACCATTGTTTATAATATTCCTAATTAAAGCGAAGTTTTGTGTTACGGCAACATATCCGTTGTCAGATGGAGTAAGCGCACTTACGCTAGTATCTTGACTTAATTTATCTTGATAACGCAAACCAATTTTAGCACTGCTGTCGTTAACAAAGGTAGTAAATGCGCTGTTATCGTATGGAACTTCTAATGCGTCATCAGTAAATAATTCAAATGTGCCTGCACCTGTAACTTTTACATAAACAATTTCGTCTTCAATTTCAGTCATACCAGATACATTTTTGAATACTACTTGATTACCATTGCTTAGTCCATGATCTGTGCTTGTTGTTACACTAGCAGGAGTGTCTCCTGACTTCTTAGTAATAGCAGTAACAGTTTTTGGCAAATATAAGCTGTTTTGTAGAATAGCCTGAACAATGTCAGATGTTTTAGCAAATGCATCGTCTGTTCGCTCTAGTTGGCTCGTAATAGCAATACGCCCACTTACACTTGAATAATATCTTTCAGCTGCGGTTCTTGACAAGTAATTAGCAGTATTACCTCTAGTAGCATCAAAGCTTACTGCGTCAAGTATAAGTCCAGTATCCCTCTCGCATGTATCTACATTATAAGCAAACTCTGGATAGGTATATGCAAGATATCCAGTGATTTCTTTAATTATATACTCTCTATTATTTTGGATAATAGAACGTGTGTCTACATTAACTGCGGTTTCTACCGCAGCACTAATTACAGCAGAAGCTGTTCCTTCTTGATTAGGAGTTGCACCAAAACTTAATGTCTGGAAGTAAGGCCCTGGTTCTTCTGGTGCTGTGTTTATTAATTCGCTAGCTCTTTGTGCCGCAGCATTAATTGTTCTATAAGAGTATGTAGCTGCTGTGCCTTCTTTGCCTGCTGGTACACCAGACATAGTATCGTTGCCTGCTGTACTAACAAATAAAACTTCTGGACTACTATAGGCTGTATTATCTACGTAGAATTTTGTCGCTGCTTGTAGATCCTCTGATCCATTTGGCGTTCCTGAACCTGCCAAGTCACCTGGATGGTCGTGCAATATTAATGCACCTTCCATTGTATCACCTTGGCGTCGAGTAACACTCTCTCTTGGTACAGCTACGTCACTTAAAAAGTTTCCAGTTAATGTTGCATCAAACCCTGCATCTCGAATAGTATGCTGGTCATCTCCTGCAATTGCTCCACTTACGATAATCTTATGCGGATCAGCTACACTATCGCTTTCTGCTTGTGCTTTTGTTTGATCAGAAAAAAGTGATAGTTCTGTCGGCGATTCGTATCTTATGTAATAAGTTGCTCCACTTGTTAAGCCTGTTGGATCTGTGTCTTCTGCATCAAAGACAAATGCAGTACCGTTTGCACCACTGTCATAATTATGTCCGCTATTAAAGACTAGATGACCGCTACCATTATAAGAATCGATAGTAAGTGTGTACTGTGTTGATGTGGAAGGTT